TGCTCCGCGTCTTACTGCGCGGGTTTGAATGCCAGTAATAGTGGTGCCGTAGCGCCCAATCTGGCGTTGGTAATAACTCCATACTGCCTCCTATATATTAAAAGATAGTTGTATATCTACCTTGTCGTTCGCCTCATCCCAATGCAGCGCACTGGCTGAGTTAGTAGATTCTATTCTCTCGGCGAGAATGCTTGCCCGAGTCTCTTTTGATTTGGGGCTGTATGCCCCGCACCACTTGCTATCAATGCCAATATTTCTTGCTAGATTTGTTGAGTCTGCGCTTGATAATGGAAGGTGTCGAAACACTGCTTTGTTTAACATTCTAAGACCATGCAACTTTGCAATAGGTTGGCCATGTCTATCAGTGATATGGCGTATGACATCCTTCATCCTGCTGACGCACTTGCTTGGATTTCGCACATCATATTCGCCGCATGATCCGACAGCGACCCGCGGATAGGTATTGCATAACCGAATGAACCTGTCTTCTGGCTCGTTCATATGCCAAACCGGCACTCCAATATGATTACCATGAGGCCAGGCTGCCAGCAATTCATCGTTAGCTTGGCAACCGCCATCAATTACATCGGGGATAATTGCAAAGTCAAAACGTGGGTGATTTTTCCAGCGATCAACAAATTCATAATAACCTGACCAGTCAATAGATTCCCCGGTTTTCCAGAAGGTAAACGCCCCATTGTCTAGCCCAAAGGATTGACAAATTTCCGTGGCGAGTCCGAGCTGGTCTGGCCTAGCGAAACTTATAAAAGCATGGCGGCCTTTCCAGGCTTTGATTGCACAAGTGTCTGGCGTAATCGGGCCGCCGTGGTAGTGAATCACTAGCTTTTCTCTCGCATGGTCTTGATGTCTACACCATGATGATGGGCTGTGATTATCTGAAAGCCACCAAGTAGTGCTATCAACTGATCAGCGAAAATTTCATGGTAGCCCTCTTGAAGATCATCGGTCGCATCCACAATCTTCTCGACTTCAATCATTTCAGAAGATTCGATTGTTAGGTGATAGTCGATCATGTCTCCGTTAACTGGGCATTTAGCACTGAAGTAATGCTCATAAATATTTCTATACATACTGCCTCCCATGTCTTATTTCTGCCTGTATTGGCATTAAACGGTACGTTATATCTATTGACTCAATGCGTCAAGCCCTTTATCGTGCGCCCCATAGCATGACGTGAGGCGTAACGATGATGACACTAGAGCAATGGCGAGTCCGTAAGAAATTGAGCTACGGGAAGCTGGCTAAATTGTTAGGTGCATCTCATGCGAGCGTCGTGTCACGGTGGTGTCGGGATATTGACGATAAGGATCGGATGATACCCAAGCCGCCCTACATGGAAGCAATCTATAGGCTTACTGATGGCAGCGTCCAACCGAACGACTTCTACCTCCGGCGAGACTGAGGACCAGGTACACCTTCGAGTCATCAAGTGGCTCAATGCCGTTCTGCCCCCTGAAACTTTGATCCACCACTCCCCCAATGAGGGCAAGCGACACATCAATTTCAAAACCAAGTTAAAGAGGATGGGCACCCAATCGGGCTGGCCTGACCTTGAGCTATTCCTGCCTGACCAGGCGTTTTACCCATCGTTTGAGCCGCGCCCCATCTTCCTGGAGTTGAAGCGTACAAAAGGCGGCAGGCTCTCAGAGGCCCAGAAAGCACTCTCTGAGCGATTTCATGGGCTGGGTATGTACTGGTACTGCTGTAACAGTGTTCGTGCTGTGAGGGACGTTCTGCGGCCTCTCGTGGCTATTCAAGAAAGTGACTACTCAAATAGTTTACTGGAGGACTTCAAATGTTAGATAAATCTACCGATGGCGACCCCATCATTAAGGCGTTTGGCTGGGAAGAATGCCTGTCGTGTAATGGGCTAGGCTTTTTCTTAGAAGAAGAGGAAACGGTCGAGCTGCCCCAAGGCTACCGGAACGTGCAGACTCTCAAAATATGCGGGGAGTGCGCAGGCAGCGGCAGGGCATTAGAAAATTAATTGGCTGCTAGGGCTTGACAGCTTTTTGCCTGGTCGTTACGCTTCGCTTGCGATAAACAGACAGCATAAGCTAAGCAATGCTAAGCAATAGCTAATTACTTATAGAAACTAAATAGTCTTAAGCTAAGCGATGCTAAGCAATAGCTTAAGCTATAGCTAAGCAATGCTAAGCATTAGCTAGTCGGTAAGTATCCCAAAAAGAAAAGCCATAGCGCTCTGCGCCTCGCATATAGCGACGCAGACAGGTCACGCTAACGCCCAGGTCTTGGGCTATCCAATCATAAGAAACAGAAAGGCCGTGCAGCTCGAAAGCATGCGCGACCTGGTCAATGCTTAGTTTATGCCTCACTGATTAGCCCTTATCGGTTTGATGACCACCGGCGCCCATTGATGGAACCGGCCCTCGATCATGTCTGACTGAAGGCGACTGAGTAGCGCAGCCTGGCTTGCCTCGTTGTGACTTTCGGCCTCGACGTAGTGGATCGAGCGCGTGAGTCTGTTGCTGACCTGGGTAAGTGTTACCCGATAGGCTCGTTTAGTCATTGCGTTACCTCCCGCTTTACCTGGATAACTGTCTCATTCCAGAGTACGCGCCCTAGTTTCCTGGCGTAGCCTATCTGCTGATCAGTAGGCCTGATTCGCAGCTCTTCCAGGCAATACTCACTAGCAGCGCGTGAAGCTGCCAGCTCATCGCCGGTAAACTCAAAGGTATTCAGCCAGGCGTGCGCCATAGCTGAGATTTCGGTATCGGTTAGCCATCGTCTCATTAGATCAAATCCTCCAGGTCTATTTGTTCGGGGCACTCACAGTCGAATATCTCAAAGCCGCAGGTGTGGCAGTGGGTAAAGCCGAGATCGTGTTGCACCTCGGCTGACATAACGCGCACCTCATCGGCGGACATGATCTTGAATAACCCGTTCCAATCGCCGCGGTGGTCGATGGGGTGAACGTGGGCTGTGTCGCTGCCTACGAACTTGATCCAGGCTTGACCCCAACATGCAGGGGTTGGCTCCTGGTCTGGCCAATGGTAGCCGTAGCCGTAAGCGAATTCGCCCAGGGTGAAACCCTTGGGGCCTTTTAGTAACCGAGCCATTCTAAAACCTCCCGTGAGTTGTAGTGTGCGGAGTCTCCGCAGTCTTCGATAAACTCCATTATGTCGATCCCGTGCTGCTCGACCTCTGCGAATGCCTGGCGACGGGTGATAGTCTCACCCGCCATAGCTTGCTCATATGTCATGCTGCCACCTCGCTTTCACGCTCGATGATCTGACCGCAGGTGTACTGCAGCTGATGCCAGTGAATGCCTAGCAGGTCCAGCTCGTCATCCATGCGCTGCATGATTGCCTCGCAGCGCTCGGGGTAGGCGTCTACCAGGGCGTGAGCCAAGATGTAGGATTGCTGGCAATGCAGTATGTCGCGGGGTCTAAGAATGCCTCGATGCTCCCAGGCCATGCGCAGCTGGTTTACTACGTGATAGTCAGCGACCAGGCTAATAGGGTCAGTCTTGAGGTCATAGGGCGCAGCGTTGTTCATGGTGCGCTGCAGCTTGCGCTGGTAATCATGCATGTCGCGGATATGGTCGCGGGTTCCCAGGTGTCGCAGCTCTACCAGCTCGCACATAGCGGCGCGGATTGCTTTTTTGATTTCTGATTTTGTCATGTTGTAAAACTCCCATAAATACGGTGGATTCCGTAGACGCTCCGCAGAGCGTTTCGCCTGGTATCCAGCCAGGCTCGTCAGTACGGCTAGAAAATGATGCTGTGCTCCTGCAGCGGCTTTAGCTTCCCATTGATTACCTGGTAAACGCGCAGCGCGTCGAAACTCTCTAGCTTTACTCTGGTGCGGACGGTGAACTTCTGGCCTTCGTCACGCTCGGTAAAGCGGATGGATGATAGGCGCTTGACCTTGCGGGCAATGCCTGGTGTTTCTTCAAGTGCTACGTAGTACATAATGACCTCCCTGGTCGGTTGAGGGCTGCTTACGCAGCCTCGACGTTTTTAGTAATGTGTTGCTTGGCTGCGGTGTAGCTTGTAACGATTAGCGTGTAGATCTCTAACCCTG